CCAGCGTCGTTCCAGGCGTCACCCTCGATACGGGTTCGCCGTATCCAGGACAGGGTGGACGTTGAAGGGGTGGAGGCGTCCAGTTTCAGGTGGACAGGGGCGAACGGCCGCCGGGCCACACCCGTGAAGGTGTGGGCGAAGGCGTCCACCTCGGCCTGGTCCTTTTCGGTCGGAACCCCGCGCCACCAGAATTCCCGGTCCACGTCGCCGGGCAACATTTCCACGGGCAGGATCGCTTGATCCACCAGGGCAATGCGTGCCCCAGGGGCGAGGCCCCCAGGATCGCGGAGCCATTCCGTTCCTAGCTGGCCGCGCAAGAGGCGCGACAATCGCCAGGTGTCTGGCGCGATCAATTCCGCAGTCTGGAATTGCAGGATTTCCCAGACGCCGGGCGCGTGCTCCACGGCCATGGCGTTTGCCCCGTCCAGGACGTCCTGGTCCGGCCGCGATACCAGGCCGCCGCCGTATAGCAGGACCTCGAGGGTTTCACCCGACCAGACGCCCACCGAACCGGGGAGCAGGGTGGCCGTGGTTTCGCCCACCGTCCCTGGAACGCCGGTCCGCGAATTGAGGCGGAACCCGGTTGTTTGATCACTCGAACGGTAGAGGTCCGCGCCGCCAGGCCAGGGGTCCGCATAGAACAGGGCAAGGCCCTGGTGGTCGTCCATCGCCACCCCCGGCAACAGGGGCAGGTCCAGAAGGTAAGGCAACGCGGTTTCCGACGCCGGGGTGATCACGGTGGGCGCGATCCGAACCGGACCGGCCGAAGGGCCGAACACCGCGTCCGAATACAGGGCCGCCTTGACGCGACGGGACGCGCCGCGCGTGACCTCCTGGGCAATGAACCGAATGGGGTTCCCGTTCCGGGGTGTCAGGGTAAACAAGTCGCCAGGTTCCAGGGTGGAGGACCTGGGCAGCGCCGTTTCCAGCGTTTCCCGTTGATCGGCCGCCGCGCGCAAAATGGTTTCGGTTATGGCCGTCATGCGGTCCAGGTCCGAAACCAGGGACAATTCGGTGGCCGATTCCTTTTCGCCAGGATTTTGCCGGATCGCGGCGCGCGCCGCGCCGATCTGATAGTCCCGGTCGGTGTCGGAGAAGCGCACCACCGCGCGCCTGGGGATTTCCTCGAGGCTGGACCGGACGATCTGATAAAGGGGGCGTTCGCCGTCCTCCACCAGGTCGTCCACCTCATACGCCGCGACCTGGACGGCCGCTGCGCGGGACTTGACCTGGAATTCCCCGCCGAATTCGGCGGCGTCCAGGCGCAAGGCCATTTCCCAGGTGGACAGGATTTCCCGAAACGACACCGGGCCAGGCAGGACCATTCCGTCCGCCTGGCCGTAACATCGCGACAGGTCGAAATCGGCGGGCGTGAACCCGTAATGCGTGACCAGGCGGCGTTCCAGGACCTCGGCCGCCGGGGCCGATCCGGCCCGGCCGTTCAGCCAATGCCCACGACGCCAATTCGGCCCGTCCGACCATAGGCCGGTCAGCCTGGGGAATTCCGGCCAGGGCCGGGCATCCCAGGACCACACCAGCGTGTTGTCGATATTGACACACGCGCCGCCGTTGTCCCGCCACCACTCGAGGGTGGCGCGGGTGTATTGGCGTTGCATGAAATCATCGCGGGTTCCGTTCGAGTAATACGGCAAGCCCGCCTCGGACGATTTTGCGTCGAAAAACAGGTTCGGTTGATTTGCGCCGTTGTTCACGGCCGGGCAACCGAATTCCGTAAACCAAACGGGTTTCGAAGATGGAACCCACGCCGTCGCGCTTGCATCGCGGACGCCGCCGGGCCGGTTGTGGTGGGAATTGCTCCACCAGTCCCGGATCGCTTTCTGGCGAAAAATCCAGTCCTCCCCATGCAGTCCGTCAAAGATAGGCGTTCGGACCTGGGCGTCCCGGTCCGCCTGGGACGCATAGAAATAATCCCAATACTCGCCCCCCTCGATCTGGCCCTTTAGATAGTCCAGGGAATAAGGGGTGGTGTGGCCCTGGGCCGGGTCATAGTCTAGGTGGTCCGTCCCCGGCCGCCAGTCGGACAGGGGCAAATAGTTGTCGATCCCGACGAAATCCACGTCTGGCGAGGACCAGAACGGGTCCAGGTGAAAGAAAATGTCGGACCCGACGCGGTAGGAATGGAATTCCGACCAGTCCGCCGCATAGGAAATCTGGGCGGACGGGATGATCGCGGACACGTCCGCCGCCAGCGTGACCAGGCCGTCCACAAAGGGGAAGGTGTCGGACGCGGTTTTCGCCATGGTCATGGACACCATTTCGGACCCGACCAGGAAGGCGTCCACGCCGCCCGCCTGGGACGCCAGGTTCGCCAGGTGGAGGATGAAAGGCCGGTATTCCGTCAGGAACGCCGAAACCTCGGACGAAACCGAATTGGCGGCGGCGGGCCGAATGCGGCCGCGCCAGGGATAGACGGCCTGGCCCGCCAGGCCGGTGTCGGGGTCCGGCAGGGTGTTGCCGGACGGAATGTCCATCATAATGAACGGATAAAGGACCACGCGGAAACCGCGCGCCTTTAGGTCCTGGATCGCGTCCACCACCGAGTCGTCGTCTGGCGTGGAACCGAACGCGGGCTTGCCGTCGATATAGGACACCAGCGTGGCCGCGCCGCGATTGATGCCAGCGACACCCCAGGACGGGCTTGTGTTCTTGCCCTTCAACTCCACGCGGGGTTCGATCTGACAGGACCCGCAACGCAAGTCCGTCCCGAACCAGGACACCACCAGGGCGACGGTCCCGCAATTCGGCAGGGTCGATTCCAGGAGGTCCATGGATTCGGTCCAGTCGGTCCGGTCCTGGTAGCGGACCGCGTTTTCGCGGCCGGTCGAACCAGGACCCTTTGCCTTTGTCACCACCGTGGGCGAATAGCCGAATTCCGACGCGGCGGGGATCACGTCCACGCCTCGGATCAGGTCCTCCATTTCGCCGGACGGCCCCCAAACCTCGAAAGTCAGGTTCGGAATGCGCCGGGCGAATTTTTCGAGGGGCAAGCGGTCGAAAACGATATACGAAATCCCGCGATAAGCCGGGGCCGATCCGTCCTTTGCGACGATCAGCGGGTCCGGCCCTTGCGTTTCGGTCCCTTTGTAAAACCGATAATTGACCTTTGACATATCCAGCGGCTTGCCGTCCGCCCAGACGCGGCCCAGGTGACGGATCGGGCCGGTCGCGCAATCAGTCAAGGCCACCGCGAAATTTGCGAAATAGCTATACTCCGTCACCTCGGCCCCACCGCCGCCCTTACCGCCTTGGCTGGACGTCGAACTCCGTTCCTCGAGGCGCGTTGCCCAGATGATTTGCCCCGCCACGCGGCCGTGGCCCTCCACAACGGGGATCGGCGCACCCTCCTGGGACGTCTGGACGTCCATGCCGTCCAGGCGGGGGCCTTCTACGGATTGCGTGGGGGCAAACAACGCCTGGTCCATCATCCGGCCAATGGTGCCGCCGATGGCGCGGCCGATCACGACACTGGACACGCCCAGAACACCGCCACCGATGGAACCGCCGATGGCGGCCCCGGCCGCCGCGAAAAGTAGGGTTGCCATGACCTGGGACTCCGATTGTCAGGGAAGGGGGAAGGACGCCGCATAGGCCACGGCGGGCCGGTAGGCGTTGAAGGGGACGCAGACCACGCCCACGGTTTCCATGGCGTGGATCAGTTGGTCGCCATTCTCGAGGATGCCGCAATGGGCCTCGCGAGTCCCATGGACGCGCAGGACCACCACGTCGCCTGGTCCGGCCTCGTGGGGGTCCTTGGGGACCAGGTATTGGCGGGCCGCCAGGACAAGGGGCCGGGCGTTGTCGTTCGCCCAATCGGCGCGCCAGGGCGGCACGGCGGGCAATGGCTTGCCGGTGAATTCGGACCAGACACCCCGGACAAGGCCGACGCAATCGCATCCCGCGCCGCGTAGGGCCGCGCCCAGGACATAGGGCGTTCCGATCCAGGACCGGGCGACCTCGAGGACGTCAGGCATTGCGCGACCCTCCGTCCTGGCCGTCCACGCCGGGCTGGCCGTAGCTGAAAACTTCCTCGCCCACGATGGACGGGAACCCACGGAAGTTTTCCGAATTCGTGAAGCGGTCCCGGCAGGTCGGGAAAGACTTGTCACACCCCAGCAGAATGTCGAACGTGTCGCCCACCTGGGGGTCGAAAATCGGGGCGCGCCACAATCCGACCAGGGCGGCGATTTGCGATCCGCCGTTGTGCGAACGGACCTCGGCCACCTGGCCCAGGTTTGCGCCAGACGTCCAAACAAGGGTCCCGCCCGCGAACGCGGTGGGACTGGCGGACGCCAGGCCGTCCACAATAAATTCGGTGGTCCCGGTCACGGTGCGGATTTCCCCGGCCCCGGCAAACCCGGACGTGTTGACGCCGCAACGGGCGTCCCCCAATTCCGCGTCACACGCGGCGGTCATGTATTGGCCGCGCATGTTCGACAAAAGGCCCGCCTCGGACCGCAATTCGGCCGCGAATGTCGATTGCGTCCTGGACACCTCGCCCAGGTAATAGGTCCCCACCGTCACCACCTTCGTGGAGGTGGTCCAGTCGATTTCGATAACCTCCACGGTCGCGCCGTCATAGACGCCGCGCGCCAGGTCAATTTCGGTGATGGAGTCCGACGCCAGGCCGCCCTCCACCTCTTGTTCGTCCACCGCCAGGCCCAGGGACGAAACCGCCTCGGAAGGGGTCAGGGCGGCAGACGCCTCATAGGTCACGCCGTCCACCACCAGGTCCACGTCGCAGTCGGTGAAGGCGAGGACCTGGCCGTCCATCCGGGTCAGTTTCCACCCGCGAACAATCGTTGTCGTGTTGCTCATTCTCGCACCTCGATTAGGGGGATTTCGGGAAGGGTCCCGACGCCGCGACCCTCGGACTGGTCAAAGAACGCCATGTCCGTTGCAATCATGTTTGTGTCAAAGCGGACGGGGACGTCGAAAAGGAACCCAGCCTGGACCTGGACGCCATTTCCCGGCGGGGTGACGAACGAAACCACACCCGTGGACGGGTTCACGCTCCACCCAGACGCCTGGGGCGATCCGCCCAGGGCGACCAGAACGGACCTGGAAACGGGTTTCGTGATTTCCCGAACATAGGGGGTCAGGGTCCCGTAGGTTTTCACCAGGAGGAAATCGGTTTGCGATCCGTCGCCGGTCCCGATCACCTGGTCCGTTGCGGACGGTGGGTTTTTGCGGGTGGAGGCGGACGAAAAGTCCGACCAGTCCCGGAATCGGAACGAATGCAGTTGCCCCCCGGCTTCCTCGAAAAGGGCGACCACCTCGGCCAGGTCGTCCGCATCGCGGACCCCCAGGCTTGCGTCATAGGATCGGCGGGAATGTTTCCACCGGGCGTTGCGTTCTTCCTCGCCAGAGGACAGGG